GCTCAAGAACTACGAGCGCATGAAGCTCCTGATGGAGCTCTGGATTGACTTGGCAACGGAATTGTCAACTCTGCGGCTGACTCAAAAACCCGGGTGATCGGCAGCGAGAACTTGGCACTGTCCAGTACTTAAATCACTGTCCCAAAATCCGGGTCCACTTCAAATGTCCGTGCTATAGGCCGTGTCAATTTCTGTCTTTAATTTGCCGGCCAAGGCCATCAACACGTCAAGAAATGATCTCACCATTTCTTGCATTGCCGGTTCCAACTGTTCGACATTAATCAACCGACCCCTTTTCTCGGCCAGTGCGAATAGTTTCAACTCCCGGTCGATCCGCTCGGTTTGCGCCCGCTCTCGCGTCAAGTCGAACTCATCATTCCGAAGATGTGACATTCCTGCAACAGCGCGCAGCCTTCGAATGTAGGCAACGCGGATTTCATCCATGCTGGCTGTCCTCCAGTTCAAACCGATTTGTGCCATTTGTTTACTGACTGCCTGTTGCGTCATTCCAAGTTGCTCAGCAATGGTTTTTTGTGTTGGCATTGATAGATTTCCTCTATGAATAAGTCTACATTACAACCCCTTAGAGGGGCTGGAAACTAGACGAAAATCGGGGTCATGGCTTCCGCTGTTTTTCTAGTCAGGAAGGACCCGAGTTTTAAGGAGCCGCCTGCCAGACTTACGGCCCAGCTCGTGGCGATGTGTTGCGCCTGGTGCGATCACGCGGGTCACCAAGTCACACCGGGGTATCGTGCCAGCGCCAGCATGTAGCCGGTCGAGGCGGTGATGGTGACGGCCAGGCTCGTGGCGATGCGGTGCACCTGGTGCGATCGCGCCGGTCACCAAGTCACGCCAGGGCATCGAGCCAGTGCCAGCATGCAGCGGGTCGAGGCGGTGATGGTGACGGCCCAGCTCGTGGCGATTCGCTGTCACAAAAAGCGTTTGATCTGTTGACGCAGGATTACAGAAAACTTTACCTTAATGAATCGCTGTAACTCCGCTTGCACAGCTGCATTAGCCATGCTAGAGGGCACGCTTGGGCCGAACAGCTCTTTAATAGGAAGCTGTGTCCAACTGGCCTTACCATTGCGCAACACCTTGACGTGTTTACCTCGTCCATCACGCACAAAAACACCTTTGTGACCATTGGGCATGGTCGCAATGAAGGCACCGGCAATAGTCTTGCGCCCATTATTCAACTCAACCGATACCCCTTTGAGTGTTTGCCTAGCGCCATACTTGATTAAAGCAATAGGCTTACCCTTGGCGATGACCGATGACGTGAACCCCCCAGGCTTTGTATGGGCAACAGTTATGCATTCTTTGACTGTAGTTACCTTGAGTTTGTAAACCTTGTTTATGTTTCGGGCTGTGTATGTCTTGGCTTGATCGGCCATTTTGTCGAGGGCAGCTGGTACTGCTCGTGCTACGACATCGCGCTGATAACGATCCATGGCAGCGAGTACCTCGCTAATGTTTGACGTTACAGAAATTTTCATTTGATGTTTCCGAAAAATCGGCCTTAGTTAGGAGAATTGAAAATAATCTAGCTTCGGGTGGTCGTGTTTTTGACTGCGGACACTGCGGACACTGCGGACACGTTGATTTCATTATGTTTTTCTGTCCTCAGTCTGTCCGCAGTCAGTGCGATGACTGTGGACAAATCATTCCCAGTAAGTCCAAGGGCTTGCAGTCGTCCCTCGATCTGGTGTCTGGTTCCAGTGAACGCAGGCATTTGCAGCGCGGTAATAGCTCCCGCACGCCACCGCCTACCGGCGGCCCGGCACCGGCTCACGCTTGCCATGCGGTCAGACAGCACACTGGCACAACAGGGCATCATGGGCGGTCGGTCACAGATCAAGGCCGAATATCTCGGGTGTGATGCGATAACAGCTCACGGGCGTTTTGCCCATACCGGGTAGCCTGTGCTTTGAATCGAATGGCCTGCCCTTGTCGGCAATCATGCATCCATAATCCACCAGCAGGCGGGCAACTACCTTGTAATCAAACCCTTGGCAAATCTCGTTTCGGAAACACTCAGGCAAAACGTAGTAATGAACCCCGCCTTGATCGAGTACATAGGAATAGGATGGTTCCAAACCTTTTTCAGCCGCTCCAATGTCTTTGAATGGTTCGCCATCAGCGCAAAACACTCGCCTAAAACCTGCCCTTTGCAGCGTCTTTGGATTGTGGTCGTCACCCTGCCTGTGCCAAAGTGCGAAGCGCCCTTCACCATGCGTTTCAAGAAAGCGCCGCACGGCTCGCAGCATGGCAAGCACTTCACCATTGCCGCAGCCGCCACGTGCAGCCAGCCAGGCTGCAAAGCACGCACCAGCGGCCCGCTCACTCTCACCCACTGGCCAGCCGGTCAGGCCCGCAGCCGTGGCCATCTCGCCAGCCGCACCCACCAGCGCAAAACGTGCCCCGACACGTTCAACCTGTCCGCTTGAATCTTTGGGGATCAACTGTGCAGCCAAGGCGTTTGATGCTGTGCGACTGCTGGCCTTGAGTGTGTCGGCATGGTCGGTCAACCATTGCAGCCAGGCGCGGCCCGTGGCACCGTACACGGCTTGCGCCTGGTGCGTGATGTGCTTTGCAAAGGCAGCGCCGCCCGCGTGATCGTGCAGATTTTCGAATGCACCCAGCCCCAGGCCAGCATCAGCGGGAATGTCTGCCATGCGCACTTCCTGCCCGGTGCGGGCGCGTTTCATGCCCTCTGCCATGTGGTCAGCAAGGCCCAATTCACCAGCACTCAGGAACAGCAGCCGCCATATTTGCCGGGTGCGTGGCGTGCCGGTGCGTGTTGCTCTGGCCTTGCCTTGTTCGTTTGCCAGCATGTAGGCACACTCGCCCGCTGTCTTTGGGTCAATCTGTGCCAGTTCGTCAAGGATCAGCAGGCCGTCGCAGTGCTGGGCTGCAATGGCCTCAAGTGCGTTATCAGTGGCCCGCCACCGCTGCAAATAGCTTGCGCCACCGTACACGCTGGCTGCCAACTTTAGGGCAGTCGTTTTGCCGCTGGAACTATCGCCCCGGTAGTGAAAGCCCCCGCTTTCCATGCCCGCCAGTCGCAGTAGCGGCCCGGCAAAGGCACACGCCACGGCAAAGACAAGGCGCGAATTGCCAGCGCACAATGCCCCGACACGATCGCGCCATTGGTCGGGCGTGCCCTTGCTTCGGAATGTGTTTTCCACTGCGCCATCGGACTGAAAAACGATGCGTTCTGCACTGTCACCAATGGTTTCTTTGGGCAACACAAAGGCGCGGCCATGCCAGCCGATGCGGTCGGTACAGCTTGCGAATTCTGCGGGTTCACGGCTTTGTAGGTAGGTAGTCAGCAGGTTGCGGGCGCGGGGTGATGTGGCAATGTGCAGGCCCATATTCAACAGCGTGGCCCGGTATTCGCCACCGTCAGCCGACAACATGCGGGCGGGCATGGCCCATTGTTTGACGTTGCCCAGCGGATCAGCAAAGGCCAGGTAATAACCCCAGCCGCCGCCGTCCTGATCGCGCGTGCGGGCCTGTACGTCAAGCCTTGAGCAAATCCATTCGGGGGGCTTGCGCTTACCGTCCTGGTCGGCACCGACAAACCACACGCCGGTATCGTCAACGGTGAAGGGGTCGTGATCGCGGCCCGTGTTGATGGGGCCGCTATCGGCCCCGCTGGGCTTGCGCCGGGTGTTGTGGTTGTGCTGGCCTGTCGTTTCAGTTTGCGCAGCTTGTGCAGCCGCTTGCGCTGCCTGGTGCGCAGTTATCGCGGCCTCGATTGTGGCCCGCACCGCGTCAAGGTCGTGTGCCTGGTGTTGGTCGTTAAAGTCGCTGCCACCATCGGGCAAGTTTTCAGGGAATACCACAATGCCCCGCACGGCTCGCGCCGCCGCCGTGGCCTTGTCGCGGCCCGGATTGTGGCTGGTGCGTGCAGACGTCTGTAAATCATCGTCACCGCAAACCAGAATCACGGCTTGCGGGTATTGGCTGCGCAATGCCTTTGCCACGTGTGCCAGGTTGCCCGCGTCAAAGGCTACAGCCACGGGCCGGCCAGTTGCCTGGTGAATGCTTGCGCCCGTGGCGTAACCTTCACAGATCAACAGCACAGCAGCGGTAACCAGATCGCCGCACCAGTGCCACAGCCCAGACTTGCGCCCGCCGCGCAAAAATAATTTGTCGGTGCCACCGCCTGACGGCTTCACGGGTGCAATGCGCTGCACGTTCCACAGCTTGCCCGCAGCATCGCGCAAGGGCACCAGTAGACAGCCGTCCGCAGCGAAACGCACGCCAAAGGGCTGCACGCTTTTGCGAGTCAGATAAGGACTGTCGCCCTTGTTGCTGGCCTGTTGCCACAGCACCGCCGCTTCAGCGGATACCCGCTCGTGTGCCGCCTGTTGCCGGGCTTGTTCCGCTTGCTGTCGCTCGGTGCGCTGGCGTGCCAGGCGTGCGACGGCTTCGGGGTTAGGTGGTGGTGGTGCCTGGTCTGCCTTTGGCAGCGTGAAGCCGTTTTCTTTGGCTAGGTGCAACAGTGTGCCGATGCTCACGCCGCCGCGTGCTTTGATGCTGCGCCAGGTCGCGCCTGTGGCTTTTGCATCGTAGCTCTCGGCGGTCGCGCTCCATTCGGTGAAAAGGTCGCGCCCGATATCGTCTGGAAACTCGGATTTAATCGCCATGCCAACACGTGCCCATTCGTCGCGGGGCACATTTGCCGACACGTATTGCAGGGCACTTCTGATTAGATTGGGCGTAATGTCACGGGTGTTCATGGATGATGAAATGCTTTTGTTTGCGAGGTTTTGGAACCACTCGCAAAATCTCCAGTACGCCTAGATGTTTCTCTACAAACACCAAGCGAAAGCGGGCGGTCTGGTGTGTGAAGGTGCGCGCTTTTGGATTGCCTAATACTGCCTGGTAGGCGCTCCAATAAAGGCCTTGCAACTCAGGGTCGCTAAACTTTTCAAAAGTCGAGTAACGCCTAATTGCCAAAAGGCCCGGTGTGATTTTTTTAGACTTCCTGCCGCGCATTACTTCGCACGCGATTGAGACAATCCGGCTGCCCAAGATGAAATTTGTTCTTCGCGCCATGCAACCGCACGTGCAGACAGCCGCACCGGGGCCGGGAATGTCTTGGCATGAACTGCCGCGTAAATTGTTGATTTTTTCAGGCCGGTAAGCTCCTCCACAGCCGGCAGACGCAACAGTTTCCCAGGCTTCGGCGGGGTGGCAGATAAATGGGTGCTGAGGCTTTGCGGGCTTGTGTCGGACGTGACTTGTGCGACCTCGTGTTTGTTACGGCTCATTAAGAACATTCAAGAGTTTTTGAAGTGCAGATAGTCCCGCTTATTCGCTACCGTGAAAAGGCAGTTAGCTAGCAAACGACGCAGTTTGCTAGCTAACAGCAAGATCGGAAACTATGTTGCGCCTTGTGCGATCGCGCCGGTCACCAAGTCACGCCAGGGCATCGTGCCAGTGCCAGCATGCAGCGGGTCGAGGCGGTGATGGTGACGGCCCAGCTCGTGGCGATGCGGTGCACCTGGTGCGATCGCGCCGGTCACCAAGTCACACCGGGGTATCGTGCCAGCGCCAGCATGCAGCGGGTCG